ACGACATCGTATGTTTTACAAGAACGACCTTGACTAGATTAACGCCATAGTAGGCGAATACGTTCTTTTACTGAAACGACTCAGGCTAAATATCGTTTTAGCGGACGAAGTTAATACTATCGTATCACAGTTTTACCCAAAATCACCACGCATTCGCTTTAAGGTGTCGTCAGGCAATGCCCCAAACTCATCATCAGAAAGAACATTTATATCTGCCATTTTACCTTTACGGTTAGCAGTACCCTCTCCTTTCATTTTTGGGGGTTGTGATTTAGAAGCATCTAGCTTCTTTCTTACTGTTGTAGTTTTTCTTTTTTGTACAACGGCATCGTTTTGTTTTTTAGTTTGTACAGCAGCTACATCTTCCGAACCTTGTAGAAGTTCAGGGTGTTTAGCCGCAAGGGTGTACTCAGTAGCTTTTGCTAAAGAGTCCGCAGGTTCATACCCTTGTACTATAAAAGCATCTCTTAGTTCAGAAACTTCCCTAGTTAAGTCTTCATTAAACTCGGGACTAGTCTCATTAAGCATAGGAAATGTTTCCGCAATCTCTATAGCTTTAGCTTGTAGTTCTTGCGCTGCTCTATCTTGTTGGACTGTTTGGCCCATTTGACTTTGCATTTCAAACATTAGTTGTTCTTTTTCGGCAGCTCTCATTTCAGTTCTTAACTGAACGGCCCTAGAAGATTCTCCATCTAATATAAGCTGTTGATACTCTTGTTCTTTGATATCAAAATCATATTGCGGAGCTGCTGCTTGGGTCTCAGCTTGCTTTTGCTCAATGTCATCAAGTTGCTTTTGCATTTTTTTGTTCTTTGCTAATACTTCATCTAGCCTAGACTTAGGGACCATAGGAGATTTTCCAGGAACTTTAGGTTCTTCTATCTCTTCTTCAACTATGTCTGTGATTTCTTCTTCGATTTCTTCTTCAAGTTCTCCTGGTACTTCAACCTCATCTTGATCCTCTGAGTCTTCAATATTCTCGGCATCTTCCTCCTCCTCTAATTCAGAAGTTATTTCTTCTTCCTCTACCACCTCTTCAGAAGGAAATTCTACTTCTTCCTCTTCTTCGGGTGCTTCTTCTACAACATCTTCTGTAGGAGTTTCATCTTCAAAATTAAGATCTACTGCGAAAGGTTTTACCTCCTCCTCAGTTCTTACATCTGCTCCTGGCATACTATCTAGTACTATATCGTTTTTATCCTCAGCCATTTTTACCTCCTGTAGGTTTCATTGCAGCAACGGCTATTTTTGATGCTGCTGTGGTTTCACTCTGACCAGATCTAACGCTGTTGGTCATCTGCGATAACCTTTCACGTAGTTCTAATTCTTCCCTCTTAATTTGTAGCTTGCCTTGCATGTCAGCTACTCTTAGTTGAGGGTCAATTTCTGCAGTGCCTTGTGCTTTAGCCATATTAAGCTCTGCTTCGGACTGCAATCTTTGAACTTCTGCTTCCATCTTAGCAATTTCAAGCTGTGTTTGCCTAATTTGCGTCTCAGCTTGGAACTGCATGAGTTGAGCTTCCTGCTCAGATGGTGGGTTTGTACCCTGTTGTTCACGTATTCTTTGAGCAATTTCGCCCTTACGCGCAAGGTGTGAGTACTCTACAATTAAATCATCTGGTATTGGTACTCCAACTTGGCGGAGCGCAATAGCTTCTGCAAATTGAATTTCTTCAAAGTTATCTCTTGCTGGAGCTGTTCCGACTATAACGTCGTACTCTCCTAAAGTTAAATCATTAATAATCATGCCTTCTGGAGTAATTTCATTTACTTTCATAGGCATTCTGCGTTTAAGCGGGTCCGTTTCGTCTGTTATTTGTATTAGACGCTCTTCTGTATAATAAGCCTGTACTAAGTTTAGTACTTTTTCCGCTAAATATTGTCTAGTTTTAGTTAAATTATCTAATGGGACCTGAATCATCATAGCCCCACGGTTCTGTTTAGCTTGAATAGCCACACCAGACACTTCTGGACTATCAGTTCCTAGCATTGCATCACTAATACCACTAATAGTTTTAATGTTAATAGCAGCTTTTTGGCTAATTCTGTCTAATCCAGTAGGTATCTGATTAGGAGGAATCTTAGCGGGGGGACTAGATCCTCTATTAAACTCTAGTACAAGACCCGTTTCGGCACCGTGTTCTTCGAGATCATCTGCAGTCATTCCGTTTAAAGACCCAGTTTCTACTATCCAACCACTATTGGCTGTGGTGTTTACTATATGTAACTCTTGAGAGGATATTTTATTAAGCTGTTCTTGTGGCGAGATAAGATTTCGCACCATACCGAACGGGCGTCCCCTTCTCCAGTAAGGAAAATAGGGTACTAGAGTAAAAGTGTCATACGGAGACCACTCATCATGCAGTACAACTAGGTCTGCAGTAGTAGTCCAACGTACTTTTTTCATGTGTTTAGTTAAAATCTCTAATCCGAACTGGTCTGCGAAGTTTTCTCGCTTCTTTTTACTCCAGTTGTAAGGAATTTCGCGCATATCTCCTGTTACAGAGTCTACATAGTACATACATTCCTTTAATTGGTAGTATTGACGCTCAATAACGCGTATTGAACGTAAAGTTCTGTTTTCTTCAGGGTTTGTAGTGTTACCTTGGTTGTATTCTACGCTTGCAGCGGTGTCTCCATAGCGCTGTTCTTCGTATTCAACAGAATCTGTACCTAATTGAGAGCCTTGTTCGACTGTAATACGCAATTTATCGGCTTTATCTTGCCCATATTGCTCTTCAATCTCGTCTAAAGTCATCCATTTAGACTCAAAAATCTCATTCCACGTTCTTGGGTCATATTCTTTAGCGTCTGGGTCAATAAGTATATCCAAGGGGTCTTTAGGGGTGACTCTAACTTCCCCTTGGATATGGTCATCGAAGTCTATTCGTACATCAAACCACCCGCGATCCTGTATAAGGCCATCAGAAAACACTTGGCTTTCGATCCAGTCCATTTTATTGTTGTCAGAAATCTGCATAAACAGCTTAGTTAGTACATCAGCTATTTCTTGTTGTCCTCTACCGCGTGGTTTAAACGCAATGTCCATTCTTCGAGTAGTTTGTTCCCCAAGAACAGCATTAATAGTAGGTAAAATTGTGTTAATTGTTAAAGCAGGGCGTCCTTGGTCATCTAGTGCCGCCATATCTGCTGGATCCCATTGATGTCCACGGTAAAACGCATCACATTGTTGGGCAATATCTATATAATCTTCGTGCCCATTGTCCCGCGCACGCGTATAACAGTTCCACTGGCTTTTTGCCAGCTCGTGTTGCTCTGCCTTAGAGAGCTTTTTATCTTTTTTACCGTATGCCATTATGCGTTCATTGCCGTTTTCTTATTGTCACCTTTCGCTATATCGCGTAACTTATCCTTCCAAGAAGGGACATGTTCTATAGGTTCAAAATACGTAGCGAACTCCGTCATCATCAAACCTATCCATGCTAAAGCATCCACTTGGTCATCATGTACACCGTTTGGAAAACGCAATAGTTCTGCAACTAATGGGCCAACCCAAACAGGGTCTCTTGGAAAGTATACCATGCCTTGTTGCATTCTACCTTGAATTGCTCTTGCTCTAGCTTCTTTGTCTCTTCTTCCTGTTTTTAAGTCACGAAAATACGCCTCGTGTAAATTTCTCTCTCTAACTCTTTTTTGTAGGAACGGACCAATAGCCATTTCTATATGGCCTTTTTCTATACCTACAACTCCAGGTCTCCAGGTCTCGTACAAGTCCAGTATTTGTTCTACTAACTCGAAGCCGTCCCATCGTCCTCTTACGCAGTCTACCACAAATAATTTATCATACTCATCTACGCCTACAACTAGACCTACGGAGTAATCGTTCCGTTCTCTTTGTCCAATCGCCAAGTCCCACGCGCAGTAGTACTTTAGCCTGTCATAATCTAAATCAGGTTCATCATAATAGTTAATCATCTCTCTATTAAAGTAATCACCTTCATCCGCAACTGGATTCTGTTGATATAGAGCTGACCAATCTCTAGGTCCAATAGCTCGTTGTATTTTTTCTAGAGAAGGCACGTCATATCTTTCTGGATGTAGAGCTTCGCCTAAGTCTCTGTATTCTTCGTCTTGTTCTGCTAACGCAGGATATTTAACTACTTCCCATTCATCTGCGCCGTTGTTCGCAGCTTGTAATAATCTTCCTGCTAAATCGTCATCGTGCCATCTTGTTAAAATAACAAGTATTCCGCCTCCAGGAGCAAGACGTGTGTAAGCCGTTGATGTGTACCAATCCCAAACTGATTCACGGCTGTANTCTGATTCGGCATCATCTCTGTTTTTAACCGGGTCATCAATTACTAATACGTGCGCACCTTTACCTGTAATACCACCACCAACACCGGCAGCTACATAACCACCACCTTTAGTAGTTAACCAGGACTCTACAGACTGAGATGTTGGATCTAGGATTGCGCCGTTAAATATATTTTTATAGTTTGGCTCTCTTAATTGATGTCGGACTTTTCTAGAAAAGGACATGGCCAAAGAGCCTGAGTACGAACAACTAATAAACTCGTGTTCTGGATTTCTTCCTAGATGCCAAGCGGGAAACGCAACACTAGCCAAGGTCGATTTGCCATGTCTAGGGGGCATAAACAACATTAGCCTTGGTGATTTTTTATCTGCTACGTCCTGGCTAAATTGTTCTAGCCTTCTACAAATATCTTTATGCACCCAACCAGCTTGGTAGTTAGGATCAAACCGCTCTACAAACGGCAACATGTGTTTACGTGAAAGTGCGCGTAAAGCAAGTTCCCTATGAGCAGCTTCTTCCTGAGAAATTTTCTTAGCTTCTTCTTTGGTAAGTTTTGGCTCAGGGGGTTCTAGCCGTTCCGCTTCCTCAGCTTTACAGTATACACATACGCCGTCGTCGGACGGGAATAGTGTGTCAGGATGTAAGGCCTTACAGACCTCGCATTCTTGTTTGTCTATTTGCATGCGTTAGCATTTACCTTTTTTCTTAGACTTTTTCTTAGTCGACTTCTTTTTCTTTTTAGTTGACCCTTTTGGGTAACTCATTTTTCCGTAGCCCATTATTTCCTCCCTTTCTTTTTAGGTTTCTTCTTCCAACCTCTTTTCATAGCAGCGTATGCTTTCTTAGAAATTGTAGAATTCTTTTTAGAGCGGCTTTTACCCGCTTTTTTTCTTTTATTTATATTTCTTACTAAACTCATGTTAGCACTTCCATCTCCTTCTAGCTTGACGTATTCTGGAATTAGGATCGTTTCTAGTTTTAGCAGAACTTCGTTTAAGCTGTCCTGCAGAACGAGCGCAATACGACTTACGTCTTTTAGCTGCTTTACTGCCTTTCTTAACTTTCCCTGTTACTGCTGTTTTTAATTTTGAACCGGGGTTCGCTTTTCTATAAGCTTTTACCCCCTTCTTAGTCATCCCTGCGCCAGATTTAGTCTTACGATAATTACCACCTTTACCGGTAGTTCTTCGTATTGCTTTCTTCCTCTTTCGCTCGGCCATTATGCTTTAGCTTTCTTTTTAGCGNTCTTNGAAAGATCTTTAAAATGAAAAAGTCTTACGCTTGTTTTAGTATGAGTNTTGTTTGAGTGCAAATGACCATTAGGCATTTTATGAGAGCTACCTTTATGTTCGGTACCATCTCGTTTGTAATGCTTCATTCCTTTAGCCATTACTTACTCTTTTTCTTGGGTGTGTTTACTGGGGTCAAAGTAAACGTCCCTTTATCATTCTGTTTAATGTCCGCGTTCCAAACCTTTCTTCTGTTCTTAGTGGCTTGCGCTTGTTGATGGTACTTAGTCATCTTTACCTCTCTTACCGCTGTTGGGTATTAAATACTGGTTATCAACTCCTGCTATTTTTAAAAGCTCGGAGTCGGGTAGCTTTTCAAGTTGTTCTATAGAATCAACATTGATATTAATCTGGGTTGCATTTTCTGGAGTGAATAGACCGTGAAGCTTGCATAAAGAATCTACTACATTTTTCTCTTCGGTAGATGTTGCTGACTTACGGTGCGCTTCTAAGTACATAGAAGTTGCCTGGTGCTTATCGAACTTTATGTCTTCTTTAAATTCATTACGCAAATGGACCAAGGCTTTTTGCACTACAGGTTTTTTAAAGATCTTGTACACATGTTCTGCGTCNGCGTANCCCGCTGCACGGCCGGCGGCAGCTTTTGTCATTCCACGTAGATGGAATAAGAGCAGGCGTTCTTCTTGTACAGATAGCTCGTTAAGTTTCACGTCCATGTACGGATAGTGAGACTGAAGCTCAGCTCGGTCTGTATCGGATAGTTCTATTTTCTCAAGCACTTTTGACATGTTCCTAACATTATAGTGTCAATATACGTGATTTTGAAAATTTTTACCAAAAAAAGCAACTGTAAAATTTTTTTTGAAAAATATTAAAGACTACCCCTCACTCAATGGCCCCCCTCCCGGTAGTCCGACACCCCCGTTCCCCGATCCCGATTTTGAACATTGGAACCTTGTTTTAACTTTTTGGAACCTTGTCCGGTACCCCTCTTCTAGATCCCATCAACAGTCCAACTGTATTCTTCTTCTAATAACAACACGAGCATAGCTCGTGAATATTGACACTATGTAATTCGTGAATGGTTCATGGATACATAACATATAACAACGCCATAGGAGGTGTAACATGAGTGATGTATTTACTCTTAAGGTCAATCGTCCTTATAAAACTACGGTTGAAGGTACTGAACAAACTAAGAACAGGTGGGTTCAGCTAGGCACTATGACTAAGAACAATGGTTCAGGTCATACAATGCATCTTGACTTACTACCATTAACAATCAATGGCTCAGTAGAAAAGATTCAAGTCTATAAACTAGAGAAGAAGGAGAATAACAATGACGCAATCTAAAGTTAAACAACATCTTAAGAACGCATCTAACATGTCATTCACCGACATCGTATCAGGTTCAACTAAGCTGGTGGGTAAAACCATCAGCCTTGGCTTCAAGACCATAGGCGCTACAGTCTATGTCGGCAACAAAGCACTCGATGCTACATTGCAAGTAGGCAAGGCAGCTTATAACGAATCTAAAAAAGGCTATCAACAAACTGATAACCTCATGTCCCCTAACGACGACGAGCCAAAGAAACCAATGGCAGTCAAACGTGAACCTCAACAAATGGAATTCGACTTCGACATCGAATAACCATCCTACCCCAAAGGGAGTAAAGCTTCGGCTCTGCTCCCTTTCTTCTTAACTTATACAATAACGTGTGCCGTACTACTATCATCAGTATGATGATGGACCGACAATGCAGCGTAATTGTGCCTTGGCAAGCCAACAATGTGTGCTGCCTGTACCGACTGTACCAGGTGTGTACCACCTGTAATCCGACCGACCGGTACAGCTGTAGACGTTGTGCCAGCTAGCCTAGAGTACAATTCCTCTGCGTTGTACCGAATGTACCAGTACTTTCTAGGAGATAACAGTAATCGACCGTGGACCATAGTTATAGATTTTATGTTTAATATCCATAACCAATGGTACATCTGGTACAGATACGCCTCTAAGCCTTACGCCGAGAGGCTTCTGTCCTGTACCACTACTTTTATCGTTCTGGTACAGTTAATCAAAATACCTTGTTATATCAAGCACTTAGCCCTGTACCACTAACAACGGACAGCTGGTACAGCGTCCATCGAAACACGAGCATAGCTCGTGGATATTGTTCATGTGTATTCATTGGGTTTATTGGCTCAGTAGCAAGGCCACTAGACGTAATAACTTTTATCCAAGAGTGTTGACGCGAGCAGCCAATACCCAGTGCTTACATATTATTAATAATAAATGCCAAAGGAGGCACATATGTCTAATGACGATTACTTTGATCCAGACGATCAAGAGATAGGACCAGAATTGGTTCAACCACAATTCACCGAAGAAGCAGCGTTTCGACCTGACACCAACGGTGATCCAGAAGGCTCGGAAGCACGTGCTGAGAAACCAGCAATTGCGCTCCCTGACTTCTTCTTCAAGAGATACAAGCTCGATAACGAAGGTAACCCGACGTTCAACGAGTCTGTAGTTGGTAGCATTATGGCCGTGTTCGACCAGAAAGCTACAACAGCTCTTACATTCAACGGCGACAAAGCCGCTGACGAGGAGATATATTACGACAACCAGGTCAATACCATCGTAGAAGGTATTAGTCAGTTGTTGGAAGTTGACCCTCAATCAACTGGTATCAACATGCTATCGTTGAATACCAGAACATGGGCAGAGTTCATCAGTATTGCTTTTGAATACAGTGACTCTTTGTCCAGCATCAATGCAAATGACGAGATACCTGATTGGCTCATCCAACGAGAAGATAAGATGATGCAGCTAGGTAGAAAAGCTCGTATGTTGCGTGATGCAATAGCCGCCATAGACGACAAGTTCGGACTGAAAAGCACTTCACTAGACCGTGACCGTGTACAGAACGAAGTTGAGCGAAGACTGCAAAGGTTATCTGAATGGAATTTCAGACAACACGCCGATTCGTCAGGTAAAGTTGCAAACACTTACAACAATGCGTCAATACAGCATTGTGAATCTGTCTTTGCTAACGCCTAGTGGCGCTAAACGGTTGCTAGTCACCGTTCAACAAGACTAGCATTCATGAACCATGAATCAACCCCATTAGCTTAACGGCTAGTGGGGTTTTTTTATGCTGCTGGTAGGCTCGCTATCACGCAGGCCGATCCCGCCGACTTGTCGCGTCCAGGAAGAACGCAGTTCTCTCTGTCCGCTCTAACCTCCGGCTGACAATACGGCCCGGATCCGCTCTTAGCGTGACTACGCTCGCCATGTTCCACGTGGAACTTATGTCTTTGCGACAGTAAATGACGCCACGTGAAGTACACTGGTTTATGTGCAAGTTAAGTTATTGCACTTTTTTTAGTAATCACACTATGTGTGGAGGAGTTAAATATGAGTGAGCAAATAGATATAAAAGAAACTACGCAACGTTATTATCGAGCTACGTTTGTACACGCAGCTTGTGTAGACATGCAAATAACTGTTGAGTTCGAAGCACCGTTCCCTAGGGACGAGTCAATTGAGTATAGCCAGTTAGCTTTGCGTTCTTTTTTAGAACAAGTGTCTGCGGGTCACATAAAGATTCGCGACATTGAACCTGTTGAAACATGAACCATGAAACATAAACGAGGAGTAAATTATGCATTCAATTAAACCATCTCATCTAAAGTCTGAGATAAAGCAAAATATGCAAGCGGGCATCAACACCATGATATGGGGTGGTCCCGGCATAGGTAAGTCAGAGATCCCACAACAGATCGCTGATGAAACCAACAAGAAACTACTGGACTTCAGGGCTAACCTGTTTGACCCGGTAGATGTTAGAGGTGTGCCGTACGTAGCACAACTCAAAGAATCTGCAAAAAGATTTACACGTTGGGCTGTGCCTGATGTGTTTCCAATAGCAGACAGAGACGGTACAGAAGGTATTTTTCTTATTGACGAATTACCAACTGCACCACCTGCAACTCAGAACGCGTTCTTACAGTTGTTGATAACCAGGGAAGTCGGTAATTACAAATTACCTGACGGCTGGTCAATCATTGCTGCTGGTAACAGACTTACTGACGCTGCAGCTGTCTATCAAATGCCATCACCTGTTAGAAACAGATTGGCGCACTACGAGCTTTCAGCCGATCTGGATGATTGGTGTGAGTGGGCAGTATCCAATGGAGTGGATACGTCTCTCGTATCGTTCTTACGATACAGACCCAACTTGCTGTTTGATTTCAACGCTGATAACTACGCTTTTCCGACTCCTCGGAGCTGGTCGTTCGTTGACAAACGACTAAAGTTACCGGCCGTGGACGAAGAAACACTGTTCTACGGTGTGTCTTCTCTTGTCGGTGACGGTCCAGCGGGTGAATACGTAGCGTTTAGAGAAATCTATTCAGCTTTGCCTGATATAGATCATCTCATAGACAATCCAGCATCTTACAAGTCAGACGACAGTCCGGCTGTTTTGTATGCTCTATCAGGTGCTCTGGCAGCTCGTGCTTGTCCAGAGAAAATAGAAAACATTGTCAAGGTAATCAAGAAGTTACCTACAGAGTTCCAAGTTATTTCAATTAAACAATCTGTTATTAAAGACAAATCAATTATCACACATGACTCTGTGGATAAATGGTTGTCTCATAACTCATCTGTAATTTTATAGGAGGTATATATGAGTACAGTAAGAATGTCTGAGTATTTGCGACGTGACATCGTCAAAAAATTCGAAGACTCACATCAAACATCTAACCCAAAAATGGAGCTAGATGAAACACGTGGCGATGCTATCTACAACAGGTACATTGGCCCTAAAGTAGAAGCTGCTAAAGAAGCTATGCGTGAGCATCTAGGTGACATTGTTGATCCTGATGCTATGTTCAGTAAAACAAGTCATCTTACTTGTTTAGTTCCTATTAATCATACAAGTACGTCTCATGCGTACGAAGATGAAGAAATGACGTCTGCAACAGAACTAAGCGAAGACTATCGTATGTCAGTACCACTATCTACAGAACGTGCTGTGCCTATGGGTGTTTCTACTAGTAGTTACAGTTCATCTATGGAGCATCTTCAATATGTTTTCAATAGATACGAAGACGCAGATCTTAATTACTTATGTGAATGCGTAGAGTACAACAGCAAAATAGCGTCACAACGTGACATAGCGAGTCACAAAGTAAACATGTTGTTGCTTAAATTTACTACGTTGAATCAAGCTATCAAAGCTTGGCCTGCATTGTCTAAATTAGTAGAACCAGAAAAGCTTGCTAAAGTTCATGAGAAACAACAGCGCAAGCGTAAACAAGAACAGCAGAAAGAAATGGCTGACCAGGTTGTTGTTGACAACGACTTAAACAAAACCATTCTGACTGCGTCACTCATAGGAGATGAGTAATATGCAAGAGTATACAAAAGCTAGATCTCAGTTAATTCTTAGTAGCCCGTTTTTCGGGACGTTAGCTTTACGTCTAACACCTATAGAAGATGACACTATAGATACAGCAGCTACTAACGGTGAGTTTATTAAGTTCAACCCTAAGTGGTTTTTAAAATTACGTGAACACGAACGTGTTGGTCTTATTGCACACGAGGTTATGCATGTAGCTCTTATGCACATGCTACGTCGTGATCATCGTGACGCACACAAATGGAATATAGCTGCAGACTATGTAATCAATCTTGCTCTCAAGAAAAGTAATTTCATACTTCCGCATACCGAACTCTTGGATGACAAGTACGACGGTATGTCTACAGAAGAAGTATACAATTTGCTGCCTGACGATTTAGAAGACGGCAATAGTTCGTTCAGAGTTATACTTCTGGACGGAGACGATCCCGGTGGGTGTGGTGGAGTTATGGACCACCCATCTGTCGGTGATGGTTCAGCGTCAGGTAAGTTCGAGGCTGACATAGAAGTTGCTGTTCAACAAGCAGCAGAAGCTGCTAAAGCAATGGGTAAGTTACCAGGTCATTTACAACAGCTTATAGAAAAAGCACTAGCACCCAAAGTTGATTGGAAAATGACGTTAGCTAGGTTCTTACGTTCCAACAATAAATCAGACTTTACATGGATACGACCTAATCGTAGGTTCATTGCACAAGGTATGTACTTACCGTCATTGCATACTCCATGTTTAGAAGAAATCGCAGTTGCTGTAGATACTTCTGGCTCAATCAGTAATGCAGAGCTAGAACAGTTTACAGGCGAGATCACTTCAATACTTCATGACACTAATCCTGAACGTATCCATTTCTTACAATGTGATACCGAAGTACGTGCCGATGAAGAATACACTAGAGAAAATCTACCGCTTAAGGTTACTTACGAGGGTAGAGGTGGTACTTGCTTTAGTCCAGTAATTGATTACATCAATGAAAAACACCCAGCAGTATCTGCTCTTGTGTATTTAACAGACTTGGAGTCAAACGACTTCGGAAATCAACCACCATACCCAGTTTTATGGGTAACAACTAATGCTGAGGAGGCACCCTATGGTGAAATCATCAAAATTTAAAGAATTCTTAGGTGAATACAAACAATCTATTCTTATAGGTTCTAGTATTCTTCTAGGTTTAGTTGCACTTGCATCAACAATGCATCATGTCATTACACTGACATCTGTGTTGTTTCTTGTAGGTGTGTGTATGTATCTACTATATAGGAGTAAATAATGAACGTAGTGTCATCAGTTACCACAGTTTTGTGGATATTAATCGAAGCCATACAATTTGCTTATATGGCTTACCTTATGTGGAGGGAAAGAAATAATGTTGCTAATAGGAATTATGAGCGCATTAGGTCTACTTTTGCTAGCGCTTAAAGCTGGCGGACGTAAAGCAATCGGTCATGACATCTTCGTTGATGTCATGATCACTGTGACTCTAATGGTCTGCTTTTATGGAACGTTCAGCGGTATGGCCGCTGCTATGGTAGGTGGTTTATGTGCATCTATTGTTTTGTTTGTAATGAAGAAAACAATGACACATCAAAAACTTGCTGTAGAAAAAAAGAAAATAAAAATATTTGGGATTGATACTTCGGGTCCAAGTCTCAAATGGAAACAACATGACCCGGACTGGAGGTAATTATGGGATTTGATGTATATGGTAAAAATCCAAATCTTACATACGACAGGCCAGAAATGCCTGATTTTAATGGGCTGTCTGACGAAGATAGACAAAGCTATTTTGATAGCATATCTAAATTTGAAGATGATCACCCAGGTTATTATTTTCGTAACAATGTTTGGTGGTGGAGACCTTTATGGTCGTACGTGTGTGATTACGTAGCCCCAGATATATTGTCTGAAGAAGACAAGGAGAGAGGTACTTACAATGACCACCATCATATTACTGCTATTAAAGCTAATTACATCGCAGAAAAAATAGAAGAAAACCATGCAAGCGGTAAGCTTCAAGAGTTTGCTGATTGGTATCAAGTTAGTTTAGATAACTTACCTAAAGAAAAATGTGATATATGTGATGGCTCTGGCGTACGTGATGACAAGTATGTCAAAGGTAAATGTAATGCCTGTGAAGACGGTATGAAAGACAGTTTTGCTAAAAGTTATCCATTTGATATGGACAATGTCGTAGAATTTGGTAAATTCTGTAAAGCATCTGGAGGATTTGAAATAGGATGAGTGGAATAAAAGAAAAAAACAAACAACTTCAAAGTCTTATTGAAGAGAAACTTAAGGCTAACGGTGTATCTGAAGCGTGGATGCAAGACCATCTAGTTATAGACACCGACATGACCATGGACAATGACGAAGATTACTGCGAACATTGCGGTGCACATTTAGAAGATTGCACTGGCTACAAGTGTTGGAAGCGGTGAATATTAAGTTAAATGAGGTAACCGTTTACCAAACTTATAAGGAAAACGGGGAAGAAGGCCAACAACGCGTTTATGTTTATGCAAATGGAGAGAAAATAAACGAACATTTGGTAGACAGCCTAGAAGACGCAATGCGAATTAAAGAAAATTATGAGTCTAGTTTAAATACTATTTTTAATTTTTCATACAATATAATCAGCTATTGAGTTTGATGTTATTAGGGGTGTTGCCTCCACATATTACCACCTATAACATCGACCCTTGGGGGACAGCCAAAGTTTATGCTTTGGTTGCTCCCCCGTTTATTAGGGGTACACTGTAGTATGCCTAAAGAAATAATCATAAAATTCAGCGATGATGACGCTGACGAATTAATCGAGCTTCTTCGGGACCTCTTGGATCGAACTAACACTAACAGTTACGACGAACAAGATGGTCCCGAGGGAGACCAAGACGACCAGTAACGACCGCGTAAAGTTAGCTGCAGCGCATCGGTGATTTAGAGTTAAAAACTTATCACTTCGCCAGACACACGGCCGTCTTGGTAACCTTATATATTATCAATAACTAGGAGAGTTATATGAAAACAAATATATCTATTGAACTAGATGATTCTCAAAGAGATCACCTTAGTAATATATTTTACAACAAAAAATCAACTAAATTAATTAGTCGTAAAGAACTAAATGATTTAGTACAAATTATGATTGCAGATCTACTTGATCAAGACATAGGCAACTTTAAAGAAGTTACAGATGTTATTGCACAAGAAGGTGCCAGTTATAAATTTAATAGCATACGAGTAACTAAAGAAGAATGGGACGAAGGAATCCATGTATGGCTAGCCAAACGGAAACAAGACCAATAACTTTTGTAGATTACAATTTTATATTGCGTACAGACCAAGACATAGAATTTGATAAAGAACTTAACATTGAGAGCTTAAGCTTACAGGTTGGAGATGTGCTTACAGTACACGAGTTACCTGGGACAAAAAGCATGGTGTTAAAAAAAAGGAGCTACCGTTCGAGAAACGATAACCCCTTTTAGGTTTCCTTGATGCTGAAGAGGGATCAAAGGAAAATCATGGAAGCTAGTATTTTACGATACTGTTACCCATAATTCAATGTCACCAGTACCGCCGCCACCAGGAGCAACTTGAGCTAAGACATCAATTGTGTCGTCAGCTGCGTAAGTTTTTGGTGCGGTGTTAGCATCTAGTGTATCTGTACCACCAGCTTGACCGATTGTTGATCCGTCAATGTAGTAGTCAGCATCTGTAGCATCACCAACGTCAAGCACAAGTGCAGTACCTGTGTCTAAGTCGCCAGTTTTGATTACAACGTTATGAACCGTTTCGCCAGCAAACACGTCTACCATTTGAATTACATCATTTAATGCAATTGCAGTTGTAGCCGTAAATTTAGCGTATCTAACGCCAAGATTTCCGTCTGGGAAAGGTTTAAAAGATTGATTTCCTTCTACAGGACCTGATTTATATGTTGCCATTATTACCACCTATTTAGTTTAAGTTTAAAGTTCAGCACTTTTTTGTGCTACCATATTTGAACATAAGCGGTTTTTCCGAAAAGTCAAGCCAANATAAGGAGTATTGATGGCGACCTATGTTTACGTTAAGCGTAACAACAANCACCCGTATACGTATCACGACGTAGATGCCCCCCATATAGAATTCAAGTATGTACCTATGGGTACAGCTTTTAACATGGTTCACAGTAAGCGAATCGGTTGGGAGCGAGCTAAAAAAGGAGACTATGAACACTGGTATAAACTAACCAAGAAGAAAAAAACATGAACAAATTATATTTAGATTTTGAAACATTTTATGACGTAGGCTATTCGCTTACAAAGATGACCACAGCAGAGTATGTACACTCCCCAGAGTTTAAGGTGTGGGGTGTAGGCGTTAAATGGAACGAAGATGGCGAAACTGAATGGTATAACGAAGACGAAATACCAGAGCTATTTGCACAATACAATTGGGAGGATCTCGCGGTTGTATGTCACAACACATTGTTTGACGCTTATATACTTACACAAATTTACCAAGTATATCCAAAATACTACTACGATACCGCTGCTATGAGCCGTGGGTTGTATCCAAACGAGTCTGCATCTCTTAAAAATGTAGCTGAACGTTTATTTCCAGATGACAAGTCTATGCGTAAAGGAGAAGAACTTGTCAATGCTAAAGGTATACGTGACCTTGACCCTCACTTAGAAACCACAATTGCTGGTTATTGCATACAAGATGTAGATCTAACGTACGAAATCTTTGAGAAGATGGCCATTGGGTATCCACAAAGTGAACTTGACCTGATTGATCTGACAGTTCGTATGTTTGTAGAGCCTAAAATTACACTCGACCGTGAACTTGTGATACAGCACAAAGAACAGATAGCTACTGAAACAGCACAACGCATAGCTAATAGCGGCACAACGCGTGAGATACTAGCTTCTCAACCAAAGTTTGCTGCACACATAGAGTCCCTGGGTATAACTGTACCAACTAAGAAAAGCCCACGCACAGGTGAAATGATACCAGCGTTCAGTAAATCTGATGCTGCGTACATTCAAATGCAGGCTATGTATCCTGAGTACAAACATATCTGGGATGCACGTGAGGCTGTTAAGTCTCGTATAGAAGAAACTAGAGCTGAACGATTTTTGTCTGCAGTTAACCCAGACGGTAGTTTCTCAGTTCCATTACGTTATTACGCGGCCCACACGGGTAGGTTTGGTGGCTCAGAAAAAATAAACTTACAAAACTTGCCACGTGGATCTAAGTTACGTAGTGCACTTACAGCTCCCGACGGTAACTATTTGTACGTAGCTGACTTGTCAAACATCGAAGCAAGAATGCTTGCGTGGTTAGCTAACGAAGAACCATTACTAGAAGCTTTCGCAGCAGGCGAAGATGTGTACAGTATTTTTGCTTCTGAGATATATGGTAGATCTATTACCAAAGCTAACAAACTAGAAAGATATGTAGGTAAAACAGCTATTTTAGGTTTAGGTTATGGTATGGGTGCAGAACGATATCAAGCAACACTTACTCAAGGATCACCATCTGTAGATGTAACATTAGCTACAGCTCAAGGTATTGTTTCTCAATACCGAGGTATGTATCCAAGCATCCCCAGGTTATGGAATGTATGTAAAANTTTCTTATACGGTATGATTGATCGTGCNCAGTACGGTAATACGTACGGACCTTTAGTTGTAGCAAACAACGCTATACAGTTACCTAACAAAATGTTCTTAAAGTATCCGCACTTACAGTACGCAGCTGGAGAGTTTTTGTACCATTCTAGCTTTAACAAAGCTCCTATACGTACTCATGGGCCTAGACTTTGTGAGAATATAGTTCAGGCATTAGCTCGTATAGTTATTACAAATCAAATGCTTACAATCAAAAAAGAATTACCAGAACTGGACGTTGTACTTACAGTTCATGACGAAATTATATGCTCAGGGTCTAAAGAAAACGCAGAAGTGACGTTAGACAAAATTATGGCTATAATGAAAAGTCCACCAGAATGGTGTGAAAAGTTACCGTTGGATGCTGAAGGAGGTTATAGCGAAGTCTATGACAAATAAATGAGCAATCTTATACTAACGAGAAAGAAACAGGAGTGCATAGTTATCTATGATAAAGACGCACCAGACGTTATCTTGTGTGAGATTGTTATTACCTCTCTTGGTGTCAAACAGGTTAAGTTAGCTTTTGAAGCTGACACTAATATTAGGATCGACCGAAAGGAAGTTTATGAAAAAAACAAATGAAGAGGGAGTTAAATTATGGAAGTTGTTTTTCTTAAGGCTAAACAACGATTAGTCAAAGAGATATCGTTACAAGGTAAAAAACCTTACCCACTAGTAAAGAAATTTACATCACATCACCACAAGTTTGATAAAACAGAAGAAGGATTTCAAGAATTCTTTAGTTTATTAAAACAATATTCAAAACAAGGAGCCGCGTTACACAAAGGCCTTCTTAAACGTAAGTTAAAAAACGAATCAAGAGCAATGCTCACCGACAGAGCTGCTCAAACAGATTTGTTAGTATTAGATTTAGACGGTATTGAATTTCCAATATCATCTACTAAATCAACACTTAGCGAGTTTGATATACAAACTATTGCTGAGCAATTCGTTACCTATATGCCACCTGAGTTTCAAGATGTAAGTTATATTGCACAAGCATCTGCTTCCCTGGGCTTAAAAGGTAACAAAGTTTCTATGCATATATTCTTTTTACTTAAATACCCCGTGTATCCAAAAGTATTAAAAGAATGGTTTAGAACTTTAAATTACGAAATAGATTTTCTTGCTACTCAGTTAACTCTTTCAGCTAACGGTCAAAGTT